CTGACGCACAATCGTTTGCAAAAGATCGACAAGCAGTTGGGTTCCAAACCCTAATCACAAAGGTAAAATAACATGGCATATTACGTTCGTGTAGATGGTGAGATTGTATTAATTGCTACATGTTCAAAAAACTTGAAGAAAGTTCATTAGTCAATGAAAAAATCAAAGTCAAAGGCGCGGTTAAGTACGCTTAATTAAAACTATCAAGCCAATTAGAACCATCCACGGCGCAATTGTTATGGATGGTTTTTATTTTCTTTACGATATCTTTATTAAATAATTGTGCCTTTACGCCTGGGTGTAACGGGCGCGGCCAGTTGCCAATCTTTACCCAACAAAATCCATCGCTTTCATTGTTAAGTACTGGTACAAATTCTTCATATATCGTCACAACAAATGTGTTGTATGTGAATTTTCTATCAGGACTAGTAAACTTATTAAGTGGATAAACTTTTTCTACGTTAGGGAGCATACCTATTTCTTCTTCCAGTTCACGTAGAAGTGTCTGGATAGGACGTTCAGCCTTTTCACCCTTCCCGCCAAAGAATCCCCAGGTCCTGGGATGGCTAGATTGATTGCTACGTTGTTGTAACATTACTCTGCCAGTGTCGACAGCTAAGAATATGCACCCGCTAGCTTGCAAATCAATTACCTAAATTTAAATTGTCATAAATCATATTCTTAAATATGTCCCATGTGATAGCTCTATTGGAACGATTTAACGGCATAAACCATTTATGATAAACATGTCCTTGAGAATATGGAAATTCTATATAATCGCCCAAGTCCTGCCTGGCCCAGTAAAATTTAGACATATCTGCCAACAATAATCTAGAATGATGGTTTGTAATTATTTTCGCAGTAATATGAGATAAACTTTCATCAATAATAATTTCAATACCAGGAGTAATATGTATTTCATCAAAATTAATAATTATATCAGACATGCCGAATATAAATCCAGATCTAAGATTTTCACTAACAAATCCCACTGCGTATTCTGGTTTTCTGTAATCTATTGAAGTCTTTGTAACAATAATTTTTTTAATTTTTGGATATTCTTGTTGCATTGCGATTATATGATCATTTATCATAAAGCAGTTAAAATAATCAACGACAGTGTGTACTACCTCGACTGTCGGCATTACCTCATCGATCCACAGCTGGCTGTCGATAAACGCTTCATCATCTCGCCACAACATTTCATGTATGCACATATGACCGTCATATCTTATATTTACTGCGCCGTCTTCGTCTAACCAAGTTGCCATTATAGATAGATCCTCCAGTAACCTGCTTTATATATACCTTCGTAACTGTTGAACCAGTCAGTACCATTCCATTCAAGTTGATCAGCTGATGCAGTATTATAAACAAAATGTTGGGTAGATATGCTAGCTGCATCAAAAATTATAATCCATCCGCTGCCATTGAATTGTATAATATCGTTAGCTTTCCCTGTAGCCGCGCCCCAAGCGCCTGATGTTGGTAAATCCGCTTGCAATAAGTAACTTTGTCCGGCGACTGCATTTGGAACTATACCGTCACCCGGGAAATTTTTAGCAGGATTAATAACTCCAGTAACTGGAGGCAATGAATTGGCAGGCAATGTGTCTATGTCAATGTCAACAACTAAAGCATTTAAATCAGTTGGATGGTAACTTAACCGTCCAATAATATCATTTTCGATATCATCTGGATTGTTTGATTTTCTTAATCTTAGCTGACTAATGCCTTCGCGCAAAGCGCCAAATGGTACTAGTGAATTTTTCCATTCAAGTGTATTGCCATCTACATCAGTTGTTCCACTTGCACTGTTTAGTAAATATGCGTTTCCATCAATATAGCGAAGTTTACGATCTTCAAAAGTAATAACAGTATATTGCAATGATGAAGTATCGAACGGTTCTTGATTTCTAAATGCATCTAAATCAGCATCATCTAAATTATATAGTTGATTGAGTACAGTATGGATTAGCTTTTGCTGTTTAACTTTTGCTGGCGGATTGATCCAGATTGGCATTTCAAATGTAAGCGTAGCCACATCGACAATGTCATCAATATTAGATCCAACACTGCGGCTACTCCAGATAGTATTTGTCATTTCAACATACGCAAGTCTAGACCAGTCAAGCCCATTACTAGTAGTCTGAATATTCAGCGTTGGATTGAAAAGCACTAGAATTTGTTCCAGCAATTGTAATTTTTGATCAGTATTACTTGTCCAAATGTCACAGTTCATTGTTAATTTATATGGAACTGGCATATAACGTTCAACAGTATAAGTTTTACCAACTTCATCCAAATATTTTCCTGTAGCTGGATCTACCTTCTTCTCATATACTGGTACCTTTTCAACATGATCTTGATCCATACGATAAGTTGGGTTCATGTCCAAGCTAGTTACGTAACAACTTACAAACGGAACAGTATTAGTAATGTTCTCGCTGTTCTCTCGCTGAATGTGTGCCGCCATGCGGCTAATATCGCCATAGCGAACTGGTACTTGTTGAAAAATAGGAAATCTATCATCACTTACGCCCATTTGCACATTAAATCCACTAAACAAGCGAATAAACTGCTGTATGTATCTTCTTATCTGTTTGTCGTAAAAGTAATCTGCCATTATTCAAAATCCGTCTTTGGGGTTATAACTTGACTTAGTGGTTGCCGTTCTGGGAACTCTTGATTATCTACAATGGTTGTGTTATTGTTATTAATGAAGCTGCTGGCATTATATGTTCTATCACTCCATGTAGCGGCGCTTACGTTATCATATAGTCTATGCCAACGACTTCCGCGAAAAACAAACATCCTATTAGGGGTAAAGTCTGTTCTTATAAAATAATCGCCATCATTTGTTTCTTGTGGAAACTGGTCACCACTTAGTATTGTTTCGCCGTGTTCATATTCAGTTGTAGTATTATCTGCTACACCAAACAAATGTTCAGCAAGTGGCAACCCAATTGGATCAGCCGCTTCAGCACTTGCAACAATCGCATTGCTAATGTTAATCTCAGTTTTGTAACTGCTAATTTTATTCTTTAAGCTGTCAGGGTCAGATGCAGTACCGAGAATATCAGCATACTCTTGTGTGTCTGTAAGTGGGCTAACCTTAACACGCCAAATATGCGAGTACCAAGTCTGACTAAATCCTTCACTACCACGATTCGCGTCTTGTACTACATAAAACTTGTTGACAGCATCACGATCGTGATTTAATAGTAAGTCATCACGCAAGTGCGGTAATTCAAACACATCACCCGGCATAATCTTACGTCCTAGTTTTTCAATCATATCGTTAATATGAAAAGTGATAAACAACGTGTCGTTTGTCAAAAATAATCCAAATTGACTCAAGTCGAAATCATTATCACTTACATTGTATACCCCGCGCAAGTCGTAAATATCAGGATCATATTTGCGATCGCGATTTTCCATAAACAGCAAGTCCTGTATCTTTGTTTCGTTGATCCAACCTTCTGGATTAATTTCAATGCCAAGAGTCGGGTCGATTTCCAATCCGCTGCCGTAGTTTGGTTCACTAGGATCACCACTATTAAGTGTTTGCTTAGGGCCAAGATATTTATGGATATGAACAGCCGTTCCACCTATATCAAATTGCTCGCGAATATTTCTATCCATGAACTTGTAATCATTGCCCTTGTATGGTTTGTAGAGACTAAGTCGTGGCATATATTTTTCCTCTTATATCGTATTTAGCTATTGACACGCGTTACACAATGTATTATAGTAAGTTGTAAACAGAAACTTTGGAGACTACTGAAATGGCTAAAGGTATTGGCGTTAAAATTCCTAAGAAAAAACCACGTGCTAGTGTAAACCGCAAAACTGGCTTTACTGATCCAGTATGGACTGGTTGGGAACGCTGGAGCGGTGAGAAGTTTCATCGTGAAGTAGACCGTTTGAAGTTTATGTACTATAACCAAGTTGACCCTAAAGATCTTCTTCCTTCAGTATATCGTTGGATGAAAGAAAATGATTACACTCCATCTCAGATTAAAGCAGCAAAGGCTGCTTTGATTAGCCCTAATGTTGGAATACAGTGCAAACTGCTGTCGACTGGCATGCCAGCATATAATCCCAAGCATGCAGAATTCTGGGAAGCACTGCCTGGAACCGGTGACAAGATGAAGCCAGTTACTGACTATATTAAAAAGAGTATTGACATTGCAGTCGAGCAGGGCCTGCTCAAGGTAACTGAAGTTGATGCAAAGGAAAAAACCAAAGCTAACACACATACTCTTACTATTCAACAAGTTATGCGTGAAACAGCCGCCAATATGAGTGAAGCTATTGATGATGTTATTGACGATTTTATTCGAACCAATGACCCCGCAGTTGTAAAGGACTTTGATCCAAAATTAATATTAGTCAAAGTTCAAGCAAAAGCCAACCATGCTCGCATTATTCGTAAGTTTTACGAAGGCAACTATGAGGAGATGCAGCTCGTTAACAATGTACCTAGTGCCAGTCAGCTTAAAAAGATGACCGAAAAAGAACAGGACGAATGGGAACAGATCAAAGAAGGCTATGCGCAATATAGTAATGCACAAAAGAAAGCAGCACTTGAACTGTTTAAGAAGATTATTGACGCTTGTGACATGGTTATTGCAGAACAGAAAGTGACCAAGTCGCCACGTAAAATTAAAGCCAAAAGCCCTGAACAACTAGTTAGCAAACTCAAGTTTAAGATGAGCGACACCGAATTGGCTATTACTAGTGTACCACCTGCACAGCTAATTGGGGCAGTCGCCGCAGTAGTTTATAACTGTAAAAATCGCAAACTTGGTGTTTATATTGCTGAAGATGAAGCAGGATTTAAGGTTAAAGGTACTACTATTATTGGATACAACGAACAGACTAGCCAACAAAAAACATTACGTAAACCTGCAGAATTGGTAGGAAAGTTTAAGAAAACAACAAAGCCCAAGATGTTGCGAGAGTTTACAGACATCAAAACTACTGAAACATTGCTCAATGGCCGCTTTAACGAAGAAACGATTATCCTATCAGTGTTTAAATAATCAAAACACCACCACTACAATACAGGGAGGCTTTTGCCTCCCTTTTTTTATAAATAGTAGCAAGGAGATCTATTATGAGTGCAAAAAGTGATTTGATCAAAGAAATGGAACTACGCCTAGGCGGCGGCATGGTTGATGTAGAGCTCGATCCAGAGCATTATGAACTGGCTATTAAAAAGAGTTTAGCAAAATACCGTCAACGAGCAGAAAACGCAGTCGAGGAAAGTTTTGTAGTTCTCCCGCTGGCAGCTGAAATAAACGAGTATACTCTTCCAAATGAAGTAATAGAAGTAAAAGATATTTATCGACAAACAATTGGCGGCATGGGTACTGGCAGTGGTAGTGATTTTGAACCGTTTCAAGCAGCATATATGAACTCGTATTTGTTAGGTGCATCACGTGCTGGCGGATTGGCAACATATGATTTTCTTATGCAAAATCGTGAAACAATGGGCCGTATTTTTGGTTCAGAAATAGTGTTCACATGGCGTCCACAAGATCACCGCATTATCCTGCATCGTAAGATAAGGGCAGCCGAAACAGTAGTGTTGCATGTTTACAATAATCGTCCAGATGATAATCTGTTAGATGATACCTATGCTGGGCCATGGATTAAAGATTATGCATTTTCACATGTTAAGTTGATGTTAGCCGAAGCACGTGGCAAATTTAGTCAGATTGCTGGACCACAAGGCGGTACCACAATGAACGCGGATACACTGCGTAGTGATGCACAAGCAGAGATAGATAAGCTGGAAGTAGAATTGACATTGTATAACGATGGCAGCGCTGGGCTAGGATTTATCATTGGATAAGCTTAAACTACTACGTTAACTCTATATCAGCATGGTTTCATGGGGTCTGCTATAAATACTAGTAGAGCATAGATTCTCGAATTTACATGTAAAAAAGATAAGGAGAACTTTAATAATGGCAAATCTAGTTTCACCTGGCGTACAGGTTTCAGTAACTGATGAGTCAGTTTACGGTCCAGCAGGCACAGGTACAGTACCAATGATATTCATTGCTACTGGAGAAAATAAAGCAGACCCAACTGGCACAGAAGCTGACGGCATCGCCAAGTATACTAAAGAAGCAAGCGCCGGAACACCAGTACTTGTTACGTCACAGCGCGAACTAACACAATACTTTGGGAACGTCGACTTCCGCAAAGTTGCTGGATCAGTAGTGCAGGGCGACGAAACAAACGACTACGGTCTGCTAGCAGCATATTCTTTCCTAGGGCAAAGTTCAGCAGCATACGTCGTCCGCGCAAACATTAACACCGCAGCACTACGTCCACTATCTAGTGCGCCAGTAGGCCCAGCAGCAAACAACACATATTGGCTAAATCCGTCAACATCTGGTTTTGGAGTTTTCCAATATACAGCAGGCGGATGGCAAGCACAATCTACTGCAATTGAAATTACATCAGGCGGAGCACCAGTAATAAGTGTTGCAGATGGCGAGTTTCTTGTAGCAGTTGACAATGGCGCTGGATCAACAGAAATTTCATATTGGATTGGTGAATCTGGCAGCTTGGTAGCTCTTGATTCATTATGGTCAACAGGCACAGTAACTTTTGCTCCGCATTATAATGAGCCATCTGGACCAGTAGCAGGCGATGTTTGGATCAAAACAACTCAGCCAGGCGCAGGCTTAAAGCTAGATCTTCGACTTTATACTACATTTGCTGGTGACTTCATTGCACAGCAAATTCTATATTGCCAAGAAGATATCCCAGCTGGTGACGCAACTGATACGTTCCAAGATGGTTCATTGCCAGCGGCAAGAACAATTACTGAAGCTGACATATGGGTGCAAGTCCTTGACGGCGCAATCAACATTGTCCGTTGGGACAGTACAAACAGTGAATGGGATGATATTTCAACTGATGAATCTGTAGCAACTGGTGCTTTCACAATGGACGTAACAGTAAACAAGCCAACAGGCTCAGCAGCAGACGGTACAATTTGGTTTGATCCAGATCTTAACGATCTTGCAATTTTTGAAGTTGTATCAGATGCTGGCGAACAAAAGTGGGCACGTGTAAGCGAAGTATCATACGGTTCAGTAGCACCAGCAAGTCCATTGCAAGGTGATTACTGGGTAGATACTACTGCTGAATTCCCAGCAATTAGTCGTTATAATGGCGCCGCATGGGTTGAAAAAGACAACACTGACCAAACAACTTCCAATGGCGTTGTATTTGGTGATATTTCAGCAGACGATGTTTCAGCTGGAAACTTTGTAGCCCATGGCGACATATTAGCAGATGGTCCAAGCCCGCTAATCTTCCCAGTTGGCACAACTGGTGTCAATATGTGTCGTTCAGCAAATACAGTACGTGTTTATAATTCAGCACTAGTGACTGATTGGAAATGGCGTAACCTGGCAGGAAACCATGCTACTGGCGCCGGATCATTTGGTAGACATGCGCAGCGTAAAATTATCGTTGCTGCAATGCAAGCAAGTGCAAGTGGTACAACACTACGTGAAGATACTGTACAATTCCGTCTTCTAGCTGCACCTAGTTATCCAGAGCTATTTGATGAAATGGTGACACTGAACTCTGATCGTAACGAAACAGCATTTGTTATTGTTGATGCGCCATTCCGCGCTAATCCAACAGAAGCAGTAGCCTGGGTTCAAGGTACAAATGCAATTGAGAACGGTGAAGATGGTTTAGTAGGACGCAACACATATGCAGCCGCATATTACCCAAGTGTTCTAACAACTAACCCAGCAACTGGTGACAGTGTTGTTGCTCCAGCATCGCATGCGGTGCTATACACATATGCATACAGTGATAACGTAAGCTATCAGTGGTTCGCACCAGCTGGTTTAACTCGTGGCGTTGTACAAAACGCATCAAACGTTGGTTATATCAATGCAGAAGGTGACTTTGTTGCAGTTTCACTAACACAAGGTTCACGTGATGTAATGTATGAAAACAAGCTAAACCCAATTGCTCGTTTCCCAGCAGAAGGCATCATTGTATTTGGTCAGAAGACACTAGCAGCAGGCGCAAGCGCACTGGACCGTGTAAACGTAGCACGCCTAACAGCTTATCTACGTGAACGGTTTGCGGTTATTGGTCGTCCATATTTGTTTGAACCAAATGACGAAAGCACTCGTAGAAATGCAAAAGGTACATTTGATGGCTTCATGGGCAATATCCTAGCACAGCGTGGCTTATACGACTTTGCTATTGTATGTGATGAAACAAACAATACACCAGCACGTGTTGATCGTAATGAACTGTGGATCGACGTCGCAATCGAACCAACAAAATCAGCGGAATTCATCTATATTCCAATCCGCATTGTTAACACAGGCGAATTAAGCTAATATAGCTTATAAATTTAAATTTAAGGGCAGTGGAAACATTGCCCTTATTTTTTTGAGTAAAAGGTATAAATACATTATATAATACTAACCTTAAAGGAGATTTATAATGGCTGTAACAGTTAACTTTGGTGTCCCAACAGAACAGACTGGTGGCACACTTATGCCAAAACTACAATACCGCTTCCGCGTGTCATTCACAAACTTGGGCGGACAAGGCACAACTGGTTCACTAATAACACGTAATGTTGTTAGTGTGACAAGACCTGCGCTGGATCATGAAGACGTAACAGTCGATGTTTACAACTCAAAAATCCGTTTGGCAGGCAAGCACACATGGCAAGACGTCACTTTGGTAATTCGTGATGATGTCAATAGTGACGTTATGACAATGCTAGGTAATCAGATGGCGCGCCAAGTAAACCATGCAACTCAATCATCAGCAAAAGCTGGGGCCGACTATAAGTTTGGTCTTAAAATTGAAATGCTTGATGGTTCACAAACAGATGCTGCAATTGATACTTGGACATTGGCAGGTTGCTTTATTCCTAGTATCCAATACGGTGACTTGAACTATGCAACAAGTGATGTAGTGCAAATTACTGCAACTATTCGTTATGATAATGCATCAAATGAAGGCAAGGCTGGGACTGATGCACTAGCAAAAGGAACACCTGGTAAGGGCAGCGTTGCACCAGGCGGCAACAACTAATATAGGCTTTAAATTATGAGCGGATTTCTAGGCGGAGCGGCATCTTATATCTACGGTCAGAGCGATTCAGGTAGCAGCAGTACACAGTCATTTATCCCTAGAAGTAAGTTTCAATTTGAAACTACAATTTATCACAAGGGGAGTAGGTCAGCTACTCCCCTTGTTTTGAATAAAATTTCTGATATATCGATGCCTAGCGTTATCTTTAAAACAGTCATGATGAATCAATACAATAAAAAACGTTTGGCTAATACTGGCGTTGAGTATCAGAATATATCTATCAATGCATATGATACACGAGATGCACAAATAGAAACGTTTTTAAAAGAATATGCAGCATACTATTATGATGGTCCAATGAATGACCAGTCTGGCCGTGGGCAGAGTATTGATGATATTATCCAAACTGATTTTTATAATGGATCTAGTGGACGCGGATTAAAACTTCTGGAAAGTAGATTTTTTATGTCTAAAATAGAAATTAGAAGATGGTCAAGTCCAGAAGATGATAACCTTATAACATTATGGAACCCATTAATCACTGCCATACAAGGTGACACTCTAAGTTATAGTGATAGTACCCCAGTGAAATATAGAATAGAGCTAGCATATGAGGGGTATGACATTCATACCTCTGGTCGCGCCGGCCGTTAAGAAAGTAACCAATGGCAAAATTCCAACAGGGCGAATACATCCCTCAAAATCCAGGCAAATATATAGGCAATCGTCCTCCACGGTACCGCAGTGGGTGGGAATTGGTAGTTTTTCGTATGTGTGACAATCATCCTTCTATTATCGGATGGGGTAGTGAAACACACCGTATACCATATAGACACCCTATTACAGGAAAACAAACAACGTATGTTCCAGACTTGCTAATGGTATACCAGGATCGTCACGGGCAAAAACGTGCTGAAATAGTTGAAATAAAACCAAGCAAGCAAATACTTGGTGAAGCCCGTTCGCAGATTGAAAAAACACAAGCAGTAATCAATGCGGCGAAATGGGAATCTGCAAGGGCCTGGTGCAAAAGTCAAGGACTGGGGTTCCGTGTTATTACTGAAAATGAAATATTTAATAAGCCGCAAGGATCCAAGAGGAAGAAAAAGTGATATCTGTACCAGCTGGTCCATATATGATCGTATTAGGTACTAGTCATACTTCTGGAGAATGCAATGACGACGGCAATGACGCCGCATTACAAGAAACTTTCGCAGACCATATAGCAGAAGAGCTAGGTTTAAAATTAATCAAGGTAGGTATACCGGGATGCACTAACCAAGAGTTATCTTATGCGTTTTTAAGATTACAAGATTACGGATTAATTGAAAATGATAATCTAAAATTTTTCCTACTAGAGCCTAGATTATCTGAGACAAGTATACGCATTAGTCTAGATTCATTTGTTGGTGTGGACCAAGCAACAGAAATATTAGAAATTTTTATTAAAAATAACACTGGGTTAACAACATCAAGAAACTCTGCGAATTCTGATGTTATACTCCCGCATCGTCTAATTGCAGAGTATTTTAGTTTTGTTATGAATGATAAGTCTTCTGTTGATGATAAAGTCAACAGGATTATGGATCTTATTAATAACAGAACACGCAAAAAATATGAAGTAGATCCAGATATAAAAAGAATTATAGAAGATTATGTAAATCATTCGTTGCATTATACTGGAAGCTATGCGGAACTGTTTGATAACCTGATCCACATAACAATGATTTTAAACACGCTAAACTTAGCTAAAATACCCGCAGCGTGGATTACATTTGACAGTTTGTATCGCAATAAAACACGAATTATAGATAGAAATTTGTTAATGACAGGCTATTTTAAAAATACAAAAAATACGTTAATAGAAGATGGTATATGTAATAAGTATATGAATAATTTACCGCATCTATTGTGTGATTGTGGACATTTGAATAGTGCAGGCCATGATAATTTATATGCAGAAATAATAGATAAAATAAAACATATATTTTATTAAATAGGATTTTAAAATGAACATAGACATTCCAGAAAAACCATATATGATCGTATTAGGTACTAGTCATACTGCTGGAGAATGCAATGGCGACGTATTACAAGAAACTTTCGCAGACCATATAGCAGAAGAGCTAGGGTTGGAATTAGTCAAGATAGGACTTCCTGGTTGTACAAATACAGAGTTATTATTTTCCTTTAATAAACTTTTCAATAATGGGTTCATTAATAACCAAAATTTGAAATTGTTTTTATTTGAGCCCCGCCTATTAGACGGATCAATGAAAATTCCACTGGAAGGTTTATTTGAAAAAGAAGATATTGAAGAAATGATATTTTCAAATATAAAATACCAAACGTTTGGTCATGTCGATGCGAGCTTTAAACGAGAGTATGAAATATTATCTGCATATTATTCTACTCATCATCATAATGGCCCATTTACAGAAGTAACTTCTGAAATTGAACAAGACGTAAATAATTTTATTGACGGCAGTCTGCAGGTAAGTGATGAAGCGAGACTTATACTTGATGCTTACCAAAAGTACTTATTGCTGTATGCTGATACTTACCTGCAGACAATGGACAATTTAATTATAGTAAATACAATATTAAATCAGTTAGAGGCTCTAAATAAAAAACATTTCTGGTTAACATTTGGTGTATTCAATGATAGTCACGTAACCATATCTGATAAACTTATTACTCCCAAGTTGCTGCCAAAACTATTACGAAAAGGCATAACTCGTGAATTCCAATATAGGTTAAAAGATAAAAATTTATTATGTGAATGTAAACATATGAATGAATCAGGACATCAGTATCTGTATAACTTGATAATAGATAAGATAAAGGAAGATTATTATGACAACGCGACTTGAAGACGAATTTAACTTACCGCCTATAGAAGATATTGAGTTCAACTATCACGACGAGGAAGAAGAAGACGACGATGAGCCTACGCTGACGCTAGAAGAAGTTCAAACCGAAATAGCATTACACAAGAATGAGATGGCGTTAGCTGAACGGGTTGATGCAGCATTGCCACTTGTGCAAGGTTTGGACGATATAGAGCGTGAAATGGACGAGTATGCTACTAAAGCAATGCAAACATTTGAAGAACTATGCGACTTAGGTAAGAATGTTGAGGATCGACATGCAGCACCAGTATTTGATAGTGCCAGTAAAATGTTGGCCGCTGCCATACAAGTTAAACAAGCCAAAATAGATAAAAAGCTAAAGATGGTTGAATTGCAGATGCGCAAACAGCGACTTGATATGCAAGAAAAAGAACTAGAACTTAAAATTAGAAAAGCCAATGAGAACAATGACGAATATCAGCCTGCGATTGAAGGCAAGATTGTTGGTGATCGTTCCAGTATGATTGCGGACATTATGGCGAAAATGAAAGAAAACGATGAAAACGATAAATAGTAATACTAGGAGACATGTCCATGAAATCTTTTAAATCATACTTGCAGGAGTCTGCAAAAACATATACATATAGAATTAAGTTAGCCAAAGAGCTAACAAACGAAGAATTTGACCGAATTGAACGTCACTTAGTAAAGTACAACGTCCAAAAGTTCGGCGCCCCGAAGAAATTGATGTTGCAATCAACACCACATGATTTCCCACAGCTACGTGGTTATGAAATCCAAGTCGTTGAGTTTACGACTACTATTCCAGCGAGTGCATATCAAATTCAAATAGAAATTCAAAATTTAATTGGGATCAGTGACGGCTTCATGAAAGTACGCAGTGATCAAGAGCCATTAGAAAAAGCTGAACAAGCTGAACAAGCTGGTGAAGTAATAAAAAGTCTCTTGGAAGATCCAGATT